ATTGATATATTTCGATTCAACACTAAACCCAACTCCTGTACCGCAGAGCAAAATAAACATAGCTTCGTCGAATGATTTAGGATCATCGACAGGAAGATAAGAGCAATTATACACACAAGTATTATCACGATCGGCACTCTTTCCAGCCGTCATCATGGCACGCATGGATGGCATTAGTTCAAGGTTAACAATAGAGTTATACAACTCGGCTTTTAATTCGGTGTTTTCTGTAATTGCTGGTGTACGAGCAAAAATGTAATCTGTAAAACGGGTTACTGTCTCTGGCCAGCTTTCACGACGACCCTTGTCATCTTGGAAACGAGCATAGCGGGATGCCGCGATATATTCTTGATATTGATCCATGTTTTCTTTTTGTTATATGTTGGAGGGAAAAACGCCCCGCCAAACTTCGACGGGGCTAAGGTACTACCACAAGGAGAACTACTATACTGCGAAATCTACTGCTGCGGATACACCGCCACCACCAAGACGCTCGCCGTCTTCAAGTTTTTGTACATTACCTAAACCGCAAGCAATGCCTTTTGAACCTTCCATATTGTATGGATAGAATTCAATTGCTGCACGACCATAGCAACCAGAGTAAAACTCTTCTGCATCTAAAATTGCATTCATGTCTTCATCAACAACACCTGGTTTCTTAACTGAATTGGCATTGATGAACATAGAACCTGCATAGGCACCATCTTCTTTTTCCAAGTCGCCATCACGCAAGCCACCTTTGAGTAACTTAGGTACTGTGCCACCGAAATAACCAGCGGACAATGTCTTAGCTTCTTCAAAAGCTTTGTTGATCTTAGCAATGGTTTCTTTATCAGACTTAGGAATAATGATAGACACAGAATACTTAGGTGTCTTGCCATCGCCCTTATCTAAAGGAGTGAACACATTGGTGTAAGAGAAACGAACTTTACCAGTTACAACACGAGGATTCTTTGTAGCCATTTGACTGATTTCCTTATTTACTAATTTTGATTGGACTTCAACGGCGCCAATCTCTACCGTACTGTCAAGAGTATACCACAGTTTCCTACAGTGTACCCTAAAAACATTACTCCGGGTCCTACAGCACCTTTCATAAACTGATCTACTGCTACGCCCAAGTATATCAGAGTTGAAATAATTATTAAAGGTGTGCTCATGAAAAATCTGCCTTTAAAGTTTCATCTTTAACTAACCTTGGACTACCATCTGGACGCAAAATCAATGCACCTAATGTTGCCGCAACTTGACCTTTTTGTCCAAGCTTTTCTAATTGTGCCACAGATTTAAATTTAACTTCATATAAATCAGCTTTGTCAATATTTAATTTTTCTGTAAGCACTGTTGCCGCCAAATCTGTATCTGCAATTTTACGATTACCTTTTGGAGTATACAACTTATATCCAGTTGGCACAATGTTTTCATTAATTGCTCTTTGTGTTGCAAATTCTTCAACATCATTAGCCCATGTTTTTAAGTCTGCTACACGAGATAATACCACATCAAATTCTTCTTCTGTCAACAATGGTGCTGGACGGAAATCTAATGTTGCTATTTCGTTGTTGAAGTCCGAGCGCGCCCTGCACTGCGCTTTGGCACGGCAGAACTGGCAGTGGTCGCCGGGGATGAAGTCGCCCGTGCCTGCCCACGCTTTTTTCGCTTTGGCTTTGACGAAGTAGCTGGCCCAGTCGATAAGTTTACTGACGGTGGTGCTGTCGGTACTGATACTGTCAAGTCTGGGTTGGTGGATTGTGTAGCTGACTTCCTTGAGTTCCGGAAATTCTTCTTTAAATTTGCTATACGCTCCAAGCGCGTAGAGCCTAAGTTGCGGGTTGTCTTGCGCCGAGACGGGGATGCCTTTTCCAAACTTGAGGTCGATGACTCGAATGGCGTGCTTAGAAAGTATAACCACATCGGCTGTACCAAAGCCGTCAGGTACCCAATCACTGAAGTCCACACGCTGTTCAAATAACGGGGTATCGCTTTCACCGATTTGAGAACGGACATATAGAACGTAATTATCAACGTGAGCCTCGAAATCGTCGTTGTAGTAGGGTGTGTTTTTGATGATTTCATATTCGCTTTCGTATTCTTCAATACTAATTTGATTGTAGTGGTGGCGTAATTTAACTTCTGCCAAAGAGTGAGCCATTGTGCCTTCTTGACTAAAGTCAAATGCACCGATAGATCGCTTTGGTTCTGGCAGAGTTTGCTCGAGTCGAGCGCTTGGTGTACAAGTCAACCATCTTTTTGAAGAAGAGGCTGATAGTACGGCATGTGTCGTTGTTGACATAACTGGTTTCCTTTTTTAACTAACTTATCTGAGTATAACTACTTATGCAAAAAAGGCTAGGTTTTTATGCCTAGCCTTTTTCATAATGTGAGAAACTTTTATTTAATCTTTAACTGCTCGTAACTGTTTGATTAAATCTCCTACTGCGCCGGCAAAATCAATTGTAACATCAGCTTTGACTTCTTGTTTAATATCCATGCGTTCCCTATAATCCGTTGGGAATTGACCACGCAAGGCTATTTCAGCAATACGACTATTAAAGGTTTTATTACCTACATTGGCAAGCATTTCTCTTTCCCAATAGGCTTGTGAGTGCACCAATGCCATGTCTAAAGCATCAGCAAATTCCGGGTACTTCTTACGCCAACCAGCGGCTACATCTTTGGTAATACCAAGGTCGCTCCAAATCATTTTTTGCGATGCACCAAGCTTTCCCAGCTCGATCATTTTATCGCACATCTCTTTTTTAAATGTGTATTTAGCTACCACACTTCCACCTTTTTAAAGCGGCGGCTTTGCGTGTTGGTTTACCATTCTCGTCTTTCATTGGACCTTTAACGCCAGACATACGAGCGCAAAATGAGTCTTTACGAGCACCACCTTCTGGTTGTGGAGCTTTTAAATGCGAGCCAGTAGCCGCATTATACTTAGCACGACCCTTGGCGGTAAGCCCAGCACCCTGAGATGCTGGCAACTTTTCACCACGGCCAATTGCAAGCGATACACTTTTCTTTTTAGTTGCCATTACTTTTTAGCCGTCTTTGCAGACTCTTTAAATTGTTTAGCTGTAGGAGCACCCTTGGCACCTGGCTTACGCATTTTCTCGCCAGATCCGTTTTTTATGCGTTCTTGTTTAGCATGAATATTGGCGTATAAGCCAGGTTTAGTTGCCATGATTGTAAAGTTTTCCTAAATGATTGTAAAGTTTTTAAAATACGATGCCAATACCGTTGGCACGTTTAACGATTTTAGTTAGCTCACGCTCATTGGCGTCGCTAACAAACTTGTTGATTTCTACAGCTTTATCAATGATTTCTTCCATGGTTGGAAACTTAGGAGCTAAATCGGTTGCATCTTTAGTAGCTTTATCAAGTGCGTCCCACGCAGCCAAACTGGCTTCATGTTGTCTTATCATCAAATCTTTGGCTGTATTAAATACGGAAAAGCGTAATTCAAATGGGTTCATTTTATTTCTTTCTGTGTGTTGTGTGTAAGAATAGGTTTCCAAGCGTTTCACAACGAGTTGTACTCCCATATCTACTTATGCAAACTTTTAACCTTTTTCGCCCTAATTTGGAATGATTATGGTTTTTTTAGGTTTGGATGGTGGCGTGTTGTCACCATGTTCTTTACGATAACGAAGGGCATCGTTCAACATCATCTTGGTCATAGCCATAGCCTTTTCTTGGTGCTCTTGCTCTGTTTGGGCGTTGGTTTGTTTTGCCTTACGCTCCACTTCCTTAATGATGTTGTTGCTGATGCCAGCGTTTCTAAGTAGTTGCTTGAGGTTCATCTTGAGCCTTTGCTACAGCCGCTAAGCTGTCTTGTGCTTTTTGTACTTGCGGACCTGCTTGCATTTGGATACCATTGATAAACGCGGCCAAAGTAACTACTGGTGCTTGGCTTGGCATATTTAAAATATTCAATAATGTGTTTACATCTTTTACTGCAAACTCTAAATTTACTACAAAGTCATCTACTGACGGGAGCTCTTTCTCACTCATTTTTTCTTACCTTTCATTTTAACTTTTGGTTCTGCTGTATTTAAAAAATCTAGTGCCTCGCCAAGCATGGCTTCTCTTGCTGCTAACTTCTTTGGATCAGTGCAATACTGATTTAATTCAAATACTCTTGCTGACATATCCATCAACTGCCAACAACGCATATTATGCAAAGATTTCAAACCAAGTAATGCGTTTGCCACTTCGTCTTCTGTCATTGGCTTTTCTGCGTCACCATGATACATAAACAATGTTTCAATATCATCGGCTGTTTGCCATACTTTGTAAATAGCATCTTCTAAATCAAAGTGTGTGTACTTTTTCATTTCTTTTTTGCCTTCTTTATTTCGGCATCAAAGTCAATGCTATACCATTGACCTACCAACTTAAGTGCTGGTAGTAATTGTTTCCAATGCTCAATGTCATCTTCATGCCACTTGTTTGGATTTTTTAAATCTCGACTTAAACTTACATAAGCCCAAGCTAAACTGGACACCAAGATTTGATCTGCACAATCGTCATCAATTTCTACTATCATTTTCCACACTCCACTTCATGATTAATTATTTTATCAATATACCACTTTGCTTTGCGTAAATCTTCTACGCCACCTTTTTGTTTCCAACGAAATAAATACTTAATAGCGTTGCCTGTGCACATTGCTTCCATGCCACTAAGTCCTTCAATAGCAGACTCAATGGCATCAATGCACTCTACTTTGCCTTGATAATGTTTGGGATGATTAACTGGGTCGTGCATTTCTTAACCTCTTAAGTTCATCTTCGACTGCTTTAACTTCTTCCGGGCTATCACAAACCCAGATTCCCAATAAATCTTTGTATATGCTCGTGTCAATGTCTTCCACACCAGCAATCGTCTCCATAACATAACTGCCCTTATAATTGTGTTCAATAATATATGTGCTCATGTGCCCAGTTCCTCTTGAATAAATTCTACCGCTTTGTCGTAATGATACCGCCAATATTTCTCCGTCATTCCCATGTCGGTAAAACTCATCCCGACGAGAAATCCTTCTAGCACTTGCTTTTGTTTAAAAGGCATGCGCTCGTCTATTATACGCTTAATATCTATAAGATCGTCAAGATCCCATGGTAACCACCCTTCAGACTGGTGGTGCGATACTCCATCAACATCATCTTGCTCAATCGGATCCATCTCCTCATCCGATAAACGAGGTTTACTGCAATTTATTGTTATTCTCATAGTTGTGTGTCAAAAATTGCTGCCGAGTAAATATTACCCATTCCCGCTGCCAAGGAAAGTATTTTTTGTGGTCCAAAAATATGCAACGGATCTGATATGAAGACACTGTCTCTCTGAGTTCTGTTTTTAATTGGCGTTATTAGGCAATCTTTAATGTTGTCTAACAGCAAGCAAGTTTCCAATAAACCTGACGCACCCATGGTGTGTCCAATTCGTTGTTTATATGATGTTGCTACAAAGCGGTGATCAAATAATGTTTTAAGAGCATTGCGTTCCGCAGTATTGTTTGATTTTGTACCTGTACCATGGGTCTTTATTATGTTTATTTGACGGGGACTAATTTTAGATATAGACATTGCGCCATGCGCGGCTTTAATAAATCCTTCTCCGTCTTCACGCTGACCAATAGCGTTAGTACTTCTTTCCGATGCACTGTACGCACCAAGCAACCGAGCATGAGGGTTCTTTGCATATTTTTCATTTTCAAATACAGCGAATACCGCTCCTTGACCAATGTTAAAACCAAAATTAATTTGGTCAAATGCCGATGGTAAAACGCCTTGTTCTTCTTGCTCTTTAGTAAGTACTGCTTTGGATTCACCAAAGAACTTTAATACTGGATTGGACACGGCGTCTTCCACGGCCAGTACGATCACCCTATCAAATTGATAGAGAGCAAATAGCTCGTGTACATTCATCATCACTTTAAGGCTAGACGCACAGGCACTGGCATCTGTAATCACCATATCTTCAGCACCACAAGCTTGGGCAATTCGACCAGCATACACTTGAGTTAGTGTGAGGGGTAGCATTTTGTAATCGTATGCTAGACTGTTTGGTTCTGAATCTTTGGGGTTGATACCGGCAAAATGTTGATTACCCGCGGCCAAAATAAAGGCTGTCTTACCACCACGGTTTTTTAAGTCTACTAAAAGAGTTTTATTTAAAACCTTTTCTGCTAACTTGTGGGGCGCGTACACTAAGCCAGTGTCTTTTCTGGCGTAGGTATCTGCAAACCAATGCACACGCTGGGGATAGCTTATATCCTCGATCATATGTGTATCTGTTGTAGACGCAGTTTGATAATCAGTTAAGTAAATCACTGAATAGATTCCAATGCTTCTTTTATTGTTTTAGGTTCTTTGGTTTTGTGTTGACACATGTACTCAAATAACTGTCTTACTGTAGTTGCTTGTATAGCCTTTAAATCGTCCTCAGAGACTCCGTAGACATCGCCAAGGTATATCCCTACCATCAGCATATCCAAGCTGTCTAAGCCCGTATCTGCTAGGTTATCGTCCAATGATTGAATATCAACCATGTTGGAGTTTAATGGGGTTGCCAATAACACTATTTCATTAATCAATACAATTAGTTCTTGTTCTGTCATTTTAATGATTCCATTAATGCATCTTGTAAATTGATCTTACCTTCTAATACTTTTACTACATGTTTGTCAATGCTGTCAGACACTGTTAGATGGTGTATAATAACCGGTTTTTCTTGCCCTTGGCGATAAATCCGTGCGTTGGCCTGGATGTAGTTTTCTGAGCTCCATGGTAAATCGAACCACACCGTTTGGGCCGTCTCACCAACGTTGCACTGAAGATTAAGCCCGATTCCCCCACTTTGGGGATGGGCAAGGAGCATACGAATTTTGCCGTCACACCACGCTGTAATGTTGTCATCGTCCAGCACCACAGCCTGCGGGAATTGAAGACGTATCCTATTGAGGCTGTGCTTGAAGTGATAGAAGACCAGCGTAGGGGAGGAAGACTCTTCCATGATCGACTCAAGATATTCCAGTTTAGCGCGGTGTACTTCTTGCGCTTCTCCATCTTCTCCGTAAACAGCGCCCGATGTGAACTGGAGGAGTTTGTTCGCCAGTGTCGCTGCTGTTGGAGCTGTGATTTGCCTCTTACCGATCTCAGCGACCATATTCTTTCTAAGTTGCTCATATTTTTCTCTAACATCTTTGTCTAAAGATATACTGTGGTATACATAGGTACATTTGGGTAGATTTAAATAATCCTCTGCTTTAAGTGACATACAAATGTCACCAATTTTGTTTTGTATTACTGTATCAGCGCCGGGGATAAGCTCCCAGTTGTACACCACTCGGGTATGGGGATTCACTCGACTTGGACGCATATACTTAGTTCTAAACTTTGTAAGGCTGGTTTCCAGCCGTTGCCCCAGATCTAGGATTGTTACTTGACTCCATAAATCCCCATACCCTTGTGGTGTGGGTGTACCAGTAAGAATTATACGACGTTTAAAACTTTTTAACACATTTTTGATAGCTTTAAATCTTTTTGTACTGCTGTCTTTAAAGCGAGATGACTCATCAACAATGAGGTAATCAAATCCTTTCGCTGGCCAGTTCTCTACTAACCAAGGAATGTTCTCCACATTGATAACATACACATCCGAGTTTTCTTGCAAACTGCTCAAGCGTCTCGAAAGGCTCCCCAAAACTGTTGAAACGGTAAGATGCGACAAGTGTTTCCATTTTGTTGTCTCTTGAGACCACACAGATTCTGCAACTCTTTTTGGTGCCACAATCAGTGTTCTTCCTTTCGGGCTGTTCGCTATGATGGTGAGAGCCGTTACAGTCTTGCCCAATCCTGGCTCGAGGAATAAACCTAGATGCGCCATCTTTTCTGCTTTGGCCAGAATGTTGTTTTGATACGGATGTAGATTCTTTTTGTCCAGCATGTGTGTTAGCCCATATCCAGTCTGCGATGTCGTAATGATCTTGCATTGTACCATTGTCTTTAATTCTATTTGCTCTGTGTGATATGAATGCTACATTTCCTTCTACATATCCTAACTCTGGAACAATACGATCTAACTGTGGTCCATTAGGTTTACATTTACCGCTCCCTAATCCTGAATGTCCCCACTCAAAAGGAGTTTTAAAAATTGGGCACTGATCCGTGGCAATGGATTTTAAATGTTCTTTTGTTATATTAAACGGTAGATTGTTTTTTCGTGACCTAGTTCTAGCATCACGAAACATAGTATTAAGTTGTATTTCTTTTTTAGTTTGTGCCACGAATAAACTCCTCAATATCGTCGTATGATCTTAAGATATGCACTGGAAATCCAGCTTCTCCCAGTTCATCAAACACGAGGATTTGTCTTGGTGATAACTTTCCCGTTTCTGTTTTTAGTTCTACGAACATTACTTTTTGGTTTAGGATCACTATCCGATCTGGCACTCCCGTCACCGAGCTCAGCCATTTGAATGAGAGCCCCGATAACTGCTTGATTCTTTTGTTCAAGTATTTTTCTATATCTTTTTCTAATATTAGGCTCATCTAAAATTTTTCTAACCTCTTTAAAAATGTATTCAGTTAAGTAAGCACGAATCTCTTCGCCCGGGGTTTCTTCATTCATGTATTCAAATATGCGATACACAAGGTGTACTGATTCATGTACTAAAGTAGCATCCAAATCGTCAATTGCACTCAGATCTATTATTAAAGATATCAGCGTGCGTCCGTCTGCGGTAGGGGTTGAGTGAACCTCGGCCATAGCACCACCCTCAAGGTACTCTATTTTTTGTGGCACATTTTTATCTTTGAGTAATTGCCTAAACCCAGCTTCATCCAAACAAATATAAATGTTTGCTGGAAAAATAGGCACACTAAAAACACGATATAGTTTTTTCATTGTCTTTTATTCTTTTCCATGTTGTCTAGTCTTCTTAATATCATGTCTGACTCTTCTTCGGATAATTGTTGGGAGTTTTCAAATAGCTCACCACTATCAGCTAAATCTTCAATTTCTTTTGTTAGTGCATCGATTTCTTCTTGCGTCATTTCTTCCGCCAGTTCATCAAAACACCCTTCTTCATAAACAACTTTTAACTTTTTCAAAATAATTCCTCTTCATCAAACATAGTTTGCTTGTTGATAAATGCTTGAGCCTTTTCGTTTAGTTTCATACCACTGTACTTGTGTTGACGCTTACCATCGATTCTTATTGCAGTTGCCGATACACCTTTATCTTGAGTAGCTGCAAGGAATCTACGCTTAAATGATAAATCATTTCCTGGTGTAAGTCCATGCTTAACCGCCCATCGTTTGTAGCATAGGAATACATCGTCTTTATCTACTTCAACACCCGTTTCATATTCCAAAGCGTCTTCGATGAATGACCCAATCGGATTGCTCATCTCTTCCATGGTTTCTAATAACTCTTGACCCGTGGTAGGTTGTACAAAATAACCACCCCGCTCAATTCTTTTATGCAAGCCGACCATCGCCCAGTTAAAAATGCCCGATAGTTCAGCCATCAATTTGGTTGACAGAGCGGTGTCTTCTTTACCGTAGAAAGACTTGCTCATTTTTAGTACGATCATGCGACCAGTAAGTGCGTTAGACGATTCTGTTAACTGAAGAACTTCGTTTGAATAAATAACAATGCGTGTCGGTAGGTAGCCGTTCCATGCTTCTTTATTTTTTCTATTGATAGTAACAGTATCCCCACCAACAATACGTAATAGCTGACTAACAACGGCACCCCTGTCACGATCAGGAGCACGAGCATCAGTAAAAGATGCCAAAAGTTTTCCGAGCCAAGGTTGAAGTCCAAAGGTATCACAAAGTTCTCCTAATTCTGGTGCTACAGTATTATGCTGACCGAGCAATTCAACCAACACCTTGTTGATTGTTCCTTTACCCGAGCGTCTTGGTCCAATAATATTAAAGAATTTCTGTTGTAGTGTATCCCCTGATAAAATGTACCCAAACATTTCTTGCAAGCAATCAATTGACTCTTGGTCTTCTGACCACACATCATCTAAAAATTGTAACCACTGCGGACACTGTGCCAACGGGTCATATGAGAATGGCAACGAGTTTTGTGTGAAGAATCCTAATGAGTGTGGCAGTAGGATGTTGTCTTCCAAATGAAACAAACCATTCTTTAAACTTACCAGTTTGCTTGCCTCGGGTCGATTGGCACTGTAACCATTGAGCCATACTGGTGGCCGTGTGTTGGCATGGTTCTCCAAATGTACTAATGCTTTAGTAGCGTCCATAGCAGCACTCACACTGGCTGGGTTTGGTGCGAACGGCACGATGTTACCTTTACGATCTTGTTTTTTGCAACGATCTAAAAACTTGTATAGATCTGAGCGTACTGTAGACTCTTCCATGTCTGCATAGTGTGTGCCCTTGTAAGCAAAGAAGTCACTACTGTAATGAACCAGTTTGACTCCCTCTTCGCATGAGAATTTAGCGTCCAAGAATGTCTGAGCGTTTTCCATTGGGGCTACACCAAGAATCAAGTCACCCTTGGCTAGTGCCTCGCTACGATTGTTTTGTGAGATCTTAAAGGTTAGTGTACGCAATGTCGCACCACCACCTTTTTGGTTAAATGTCTTCCACTTGTTCTCACAAGCATTCGTAGTGTAATTCACTACACTGCCGTCACCATACGACCAACGATCCCACATCTCACAAGCCTCTAGATCGCCTTGAAACTGGTGGTGTAGGCACATACCCATTTGGAGCCAATCTGTGTACCCACAGTGAGGATCAAACTGTGGGAGTAGCTCTGCCTCTACCTTGGCCATGTCCCACCCTTCTAGGGGTGGATTGTAGTCTGCAAAGGCATCGCCTGATGAGCGGACTGTTCGTTCTGGAATAAGGTGAGTAATGTCTTGCAACTCAGATGGTAATTCACCACTCAGTTTGTGACCCGTAACAGTGAAGTACCGACCTTTGGGGTAAATCTCCAATCCCTTATCGTGATCCACATGAGCACCTTGAAGATCAGCTAGGGTAAATATTTTCACACCTGTACCCGATGGGCTGATTTCCATGTAACCTTGAATGCCGTCTGCAATGCCCTTTAGTTCTGCATTGGTGAATTGGTTGCTTACATCATCAAAACAATCATCAAGATCGACACCAATAATATGATCGTCCCCAGTGAACACAAAGCCGATGCCATCAAATCTCCCAGTTAAGTAGGCAGCTTCTGCACTCAGAAAGTCTGTCCATGTTGTTGCGTTAGTTGAACTGGCTGCTTTGCCAGTGGGTTGTACTGGCAGTTTTGACCAGCGTTGGGTATCGCCTTCACCAATCAATACATAATTCCATAGTGTCCATCTTGGTACTGACCGCAATCCTAGCGGTATGTTCTGAAATAGAACGGGTAATGTCTTTGGTTTCATCTATTTTCCTTGTGTGCTATCTACTTATGCAAATTTTGCCATACCTTTTGTACTATTTCTAGACATAAAAGTAATATACATATAACTAAAAGTAATCATTATCCATAGAAGACAGGATACAATTTGGTGAAAAAGTTGTATCGCGGCGCACCATTTAGTTTGTATGTTGTTGATTCTATTTAATAATTCTATTGAAATTTCATGCAATCCACAGTATCCATAGTATTTCTTTATTATTTCTATTTTAATTTAATAAAAGAAAACACAGTAGGGGGTAAAGTCAAATATAGGGTGGATACTGTGTCTTTTGCGGCGCACCATAAAACAAAATGCCCCGAAGGGCATCTGTTAAGTAAGGTCATGTCCTTGCTGACTGACCATGCGTTTTGTCCATTCTCGAAAAGCAATTCGATTATTTTCGGTTTGCTCATCGTTTTCATCCCATTGTGCGTCAAAAAGATGAGTCCCGTTTTCTAATGTAATCTCAATCTTTTCTAAGTTGCCATCCTGGTCAAACACTTCTACTTGTCTTGCTTTCATGTATTTCTCCAATACCTATTATTGGGGTTGGCCAGCATGCTGGCAATTAGGGTGTCCACTGAGGAAAACCATTGAATGGTTTTGAGCCCGTCTGCTTGGTAGATGGTAAAGCTCATTCGCCTATTCCGTGGGCGCGTTCGATGGCGCGGGCGAACTCATACGGGTTTAGTTCCCATAAAAGAATTTGTTTTTCATTGCCACTTTTTTTAGCTAAGTGAAAAATCTCTTCTTCGCTCAACGGAGTACGTTGCGCATCTTGCCGGTCTTGTGTGGTGAATGTGGTCATTCGTACCAACCCCTTACAAAAAATTGATCACCGCAGGCGTCGATCTCTGACTGCGGGTAGCCGTTATCTAATAACCACTGGCGCGTGTTGTCGACGTGCTCGGGTATCTCTTTAGGAAAACCATACTTCCAACCACTGGGTGGGTCAATCATCTTGCGTTTAGGTTCACTCATTTGATCTGATCCATTAGAGCCTCAAGCTCTTCTTGTTGGTAACGCAACACACGGATAGCCTCTTGAATGAGAGCACACTCTTTAGCGTGCGGGTTGCCGTATCGTTGATCTAGTTGTTCAATCAATTCTTTTGTGTCCATACTATCTCCTAAATTGTGGAACTTTTGGGTATCTGCCAAATGTTAATCGTGTCTTAATTGCGTTGATGCGTCCATATATTTTATTACGATGACCCTGATTGGCTCTGCGAATCATTTGATTGCTGGTTCGCTTTGCTCTTGGGTTACGACATACTATTTTTAAATGCTTGTAATCCAACATCGAACGTCGCTTTCCAAAACTCTTAAATACCTGAGTAAAGGCATTGCGACGAATGATCTTACGAAACTTAAAACTAATCATTTTCTTTTTACTACTAAAAACATACTGATTATAGTCGTAAGAATAAATTGTGCAAAGAATGCTAACCAAAATAACATCCACCAGCCCCAATGAGCGTCACCAGAAGATAAAAAGAAACCTGTAAGTACTGATACCATCATGATAATACCTCCACTTGTTGAATTTGTTGTCCAAGCCAATGCATTACTGGCACTGCCATACTGTTGCCCATCGCTTTGTAGCGTGGTCCATCGGGCGACTCCTCTTTCTTACGCCAAGGAATGTTGGTGTGGTTATCGGGAAAGCCTTGTAACCGCTCACACTCAATTGGAGTAAGCCTACGCACCGCCATGTTCTGCATGAGCTTAGGTCCGCTTGTGTTTGTACCACCGCACGCACTTGTTAGTGTAGCAGCCACATCACCATCAACCGCTTGGTTATACACATCAACTGCGTATGCCGTAGCCGTTTGATTGTCACCCATATTGGCACGCAATGTTGGAGTCTTATCTTCTACAAAACGATTTGGGTTGCCGTCACGCTTGGCAATTCCGGGTTCAAACCCATACGCCACACCATGTACGCCAGTAGCATTCAGAGTGTACATCGGCCCACCTTCAGTAAACCCATTGCCGTTACCGCCATTCATGGGTTGTCTTCCAATGGTATTTTCTGCCAGAGCAAAAGGCACATTCCCACCACCAGTTCCCCATCTCGCAGTAACAGTGGTACATACAGACCCCATTTCTCGGACTCGAGAATCAGTGGGATGGTTTTCATAAACAATTAATCCTCGCCCGTCTTTCATGTCTTGGTTTCCAAAACCTTTGTAATCCCGAGCCATCAAAGTTCCAATGGTATCTTTTCCATCGGGTGGACAAGGGATCAGCGTATTGGTTGTAGGATCATGTCTTGTTTTGGTTGAGATAGCATGAGCTATTCTGTCTGCTCCGCCATTGATTTCAGTGCTTGATGTAGAAGTGGCGGAAGAGTCTTGTTTCTTACCTCTGCCCGTCTTAGAATTCCCGAGCAAGCTTTCTGACTCAAAAAGAACCTTTGCGGGACTAACCCAGTCTCCAAGACATCCAACAACGAAGACTCTTCTGCGTCTTTGTGGTACTCCAAAGTGTTGAGCGTCAAGCACCCGATAGGCGAACCCATACCCGAGTTCGACCAACGCCCCAAGGAAGGAACCAAAATCCCGTCCTCCGTTTGAACTGAGGACACCTGGCACATTTTCCCAAACGCACCACTTGGGTCTAAATTTGTCAAGAATGCCCACATAGGTAAGCATGAGGTTACCCCTTGGGTCTTCAAGTCCTTTTCTAAGCCCAGCGACGCTGAAGGATTGGCAAGGTGTGCCTCCCACGAGAAGGTCGATTGAATCATTTAAGTTCCACTCCTTATATTTAGTCATGTCCCCTACATTGGGAACGTTTGGAAAACGATGTGCTAGTACTGCTGATGGAAAAGGTTCGATCTCCGAGAAGGCAATCGGTTTCCACCCAAGGTCGTGCCATGCTACAGTAGCCGCCTCGACTCCACTACATACTGATAAGTATTTCATTTACTCCTCCTTGAAGTATTGGTATATGTCCACGACATCTGATCCATCTTCATCCCAGTTGTCTTCGACACCATAATCACCACGGCTGGCTCGCATTCTTTGGTCGTGCCTAAACCTTGGTTCAATTTGCCACCACGCTGATGATGCCTCTTTGTATTCCAACCATTCGTCATTTTGGATAAACACGGAATGATTGCAACCTTCAAATCGTATTGAGTCGATGTAATCACGATGGGGAATGTACGGGTTTCGTATATTATCATTGGTTTTAACTAATTTGACTAGATCTCTTGCTCGTATAAATCTGCGATAAGCTTTTAATTGCTCTTCTGTTAGATCAAGTGTCATATCCCTCATCTCCTAAATGCTCTGTATTGAAATTTTCCAAACTAATGGGTTCTTTGTCGAGTATACCATTCAGTTCAGCAATACGCAATGGTGACACGCCTAATTTTTGAGCAAGTTCGTGGTAGCTTGGTTCTCTTCCCAGTTCTTGACTCAATGTTCTTTCGGTGTACCTCATGCGCCGTATCTCTTCGGTCACATTTACTGGTAGACGAATTAGATTCTTGGTGTTTGCCACACCCCGATTGACTTCGGTAAGAATTACTTGGCGAGCATATGACACAAAACGAATGTCGTTAATGGGTTTCCATTTTCGGGCTGCAAGGAGCAATGCCTCGTTGCCAAACCCAATTAGGTCTTCCATGTCAACTCCAGAATGCCTCCAAGTTGGGGTGTTTTTAATAGTCGTGACTGCAAATCGTAAGTTGTGAGTCACTAGCTTTTCCAGCGCAAGCTCGTCCCCTGTTGCAATTCGGTCGGCCAGGTTTCGCTCTTCTATTACTGTAAGCGTGGGTATTCCATATAGCGATCTCATGTAATCTGAGAGTGAGTTCTTTCTTGTTTTCAAAAGGGGGCATCTCCGCATAATTGATGAGCGTGTTGCATGATCATCGTTGGTGTTGGGTTCTTAGGTTTGGGTAAGACCTTGAGCGTACACCCAGTTCTGAGGTATGGTTCGCATTCAATGCGTGAGGCAAACTTACGCACTAGCTCACCATCCTCATAAACTAAGTATCTAAACATTGACCTTACTACCCTCTTTGACTTTCTTCTTTACTGGTGGCACAACGATCTCAAACTGATCAATGGGCAATCTTCTTAGTTTACCATTCTTTGGCACAAAGTAAATGAATTCACCTTCGGGATACCAGCACGCCTTGGTGACATCACCTTTCTCATTGGTTGCATACGCTTGGAGGTATTTGGTACTGGTAGTGCAATCTTCGTCCGTTAGTATGGTGTACCCGCCCGTTACATTGGGAGTTACCGCCAATGGCTGAGCAAGCGTGGTTGTGTGGTATAGAATTAAGGCTATCGCTAAAGTGCGTTTCATTTGCGTTTTTCCTCCGCAAGCATTTCTGCTCTACGCTCGGGTGACGATGCATAGAATTCTTTTTCCCATGCTCTCCAGTTTGCAATTGAACCATACTTCTCAATGATCGCTTGGGTTTCATCGCACGCTGATTCTCTGCGTTGTGCCTCAAGGTCATAGTCACGATGCACACCTTCGCCACAAGGCAGCGGGTTATTACCTACTCGCCTTGCCTCTTGAATGCCGTTGATTTTTGCTTGTAAGTTCATAGTTCCCCCAAAAATGCTTGTAAATTTTTAACTGGTACACAATTTAGTAATTCTTCAATGGCAGTTACATCGCCATCAGATAAATCAGATTTAATTTGATTAATTACTTTGTCCATTAAATCATCGTTGTTTACTGGAGGGTTTACCAGTTTGGTGATAAAGCTTTCCACGAATTGTTGTTCCCAGTTCATACTGTTTCCTTTTTACGATTAAGTATTTCAAACGCATAAAAATAATCATCTGACGCTTGTTTTGTTGACTGTACACCAAACTGCATATCTTTAAGGGCATTACGCAAGCCCTCATCCAATGATACTGGATCATCGGCAGTAATGACAAGCACCAACTTCATACCATCACCTTGTGCGTAGTCGTTAGAATTCATACTGTGTCCTCCCACAATTCCAATACATCGTTACGCATCTCCTCAACGGAGTACTTACCATTTAATAACTCGACCAACAAACCAAGTACTGCATCTTTATTGTCATGGTCACTACCGATCCAATGACGGATCATTACTTCATTGATATACATTTTCATATTAATCTCCATTTAAAAATTCTAAAGCACTAACTAATTTAAGTTTTAAATAATCATCGTAATCGGGTTCGTCTGCCAATCTTTCACTTAATTCTACAAGAAAATGCATAACATCATCCGAATCCTCA